ATGGTGGTACAGACCCTTCCTTAAACGCAACTTCTGGGTTTAACACTACTTCCACTCAAACGATTGGGCGACAGAATTCTAGCGGTAACTACCTTGACGCTTATGTAGCTGATTTTCATTTTATTGATGGTCAAGCATTAGACCCAGATAGTTTTGGTAAAGATGACGGCGGCACATGGGTGCCTATAGCCTACTCAGGTTCTTACGGTACTAATGGTTATTTTCTTGATTTTGCTGATGGCTCTGCCATTGGAGATGATGAATCAGGTAACGGTAATGATTGGACTGTTTACAATTTAAATTCTGGCAATGTTGTTTCGGATAGTCCGACAAGCTGAGGTAATTATGTATAAATACGGAGAAACAGTTATCCAAGTTGGTCATAGTTGGGCTGACAGCGATGGCATCAAACACCCAAGTAACTGGAACATTTGGTCTGATGAAGAAAAAACAGCGCGTGGTTTAGTCTGGACAGATGACCCTGCGCCATACGATTCACGCTTCTATTCTGGACGCGATGATGAAGGCAATCTGGTAGCTAAATCACTTGATGATTTGAAGTCTAGCGCAAAGGAACAGGTTAAATTCCAAGCAGGTATCAACCTTACTCCAACTGATTGGATGGTAATCAAGGCATCTGAAGTAGCTGACTACTCTGTACCTGCTGATGTGACTACCTATCGTGCAGCGGTTCGCACAGCCTCTAACACCATTGAAGCTGCGATTGATGCAGTGACAGACCTTGATGGCTTTATGGCTCTCTATGACATACCAGTGGATGCTGATGGTAATCCTACTGGCAACGCACCGATTAACGATTTTCCTGAGGCAATCTGATGGACATCGAAACTGCTGAACGACTAGCCAAGCTTGAAACTCAAGTAGACAAGTTGATTGAGCTAGTTGAAGAGAATCATAGAGACCTACACGAAGTCAAAGATCAACTGACTAAGTGGAAAGGTATTGCAGGTGGTATTGCCATTGCAGTCTCATGTCTGTGGGCAGCAGGACTTGCTATCGTTGAGTGGGCGAAACGTTAGTGAGCGTTGCTGAGATGGTACTCATCTATGCACTAAATCATGGTGTATGGAAGATGGACAAAGAAGGTGTGCCACAGATATGCCTGAGCGTCCCTGTAGAGACCTCTGAGGGCAAAACAGAGAACTTCCAAGGGTGTACCTCAGTACCAGAAGAAGTGCTCTTAGAATGGCTTAGAACGACTTACACACAGGTATGAAGACTTATGGATCCGGTGAGCATCATTGGCATAGCCACTACAGCATTCAAAGGCTTGAAGCAATTAGTCGAGAGCGGCAGAGAGCTACAAGATTGCATGAGTCAACTGAGTCAGTGGGCAGGTGCGATAGCGGATCTGGACAAAGCGGACGAACTGAACAAGAAACGCAAAGGAAACATATTCCGTTCTGTTCTACCCAAAGGTGGCAAGAGCATCGAACAGGAAGCAATGGAGATCTATGCAGCCAAGGTTACAGCAAGGGAGCAGCGATCAGAGCTTATGCAGTTCCTAGGTGCGACTCAGGGCGAACGTGGACAGCGTGAGTTTATTGAGACTGAAAAGAAGATCCGTAAGATGCGACAAGATGCTATCTATGCTGAGATTGATCGCAGAGAGAAACTTAAAGAACTAGGAATTGCCGCAGTTGTAGTTATATTAGCAGTTGCTACTGTAGGTGGTGCCATAGCGTTAATGGTGGCAATGAAAGGAGTCAATGGTGGCTAAATTAACCCCATCACAGAAAGCAAGAGCAAAGGCTATGTCAAAGCGTAAGGGAGTTAAATATCCCAATGCTTGGTCAAACCTTAAAGTAGCTCGTGGTAAATCAAAGAGGAAGAAATAATGGCTAAAAAACCAGTTCGTGGTCAACGTATGGCTACATCAATGAAGAAATCATCTTTTAAACCTTGTGCCGGTTGTAAGACCAAAGCTAAGTGCAAAGCTGCCGGTAAGTGCATGAAGAAGAAATAGTCATGATACCCAAGCCAGTCATCGTTAAGTGGGCAGACATTACTACTTACATGGTCTGGAATGAATCTGCTGAACAAGAGATGTGTATCTTTGAGACCATTGGGTTTCTCATTGAGGAAACAGAAGACTACTACAAGCTGTGTGATACAGCACCTGACATCGGACAAGTCACTAAGTATCCTAAAGGCTGCATAGTCTCTATTACTGAATTGACAACAAAGAAATGAAAGTTCTTGTATTAGTACTAACCCTAATGCTCTCAGGCTGCTCCACAATGGATCTTGTAGGTGGTTTGTTTGGTGATGACAGTGGTACTGAAGTAAACACCAATGCTCAGATTGGTAAAGAGAACACCCAGAATAATGCAGTAGTTCAGGCAAATACTGAGGCATCTGGAGAAGCTCAAGTAGCTGATCAGGCTAACAAGGTTGAAGGTACTCAAATTATTAATTCTGATTTACCACCTTGGATTCTCATAATGATTGCTCTATTGGCAGGTTGGGCAATCCCGAGTCCGATGGAGATGGCATTAGGTATCGTCAATTTCTTCCGCATCATTTTTGGTAAGAAACCAATAAAGAGGTAAAGATGCCCTTAATGAAATGTAAGACCCCAAAGGGCAAATCTGGAACCAAATATGGCAAGAGTGGCAAGTGCTACTCTCAGAAGTCCAAAGCAGTTAAGCAAATGAAAGCTATCAAAGCTAGTCAATCTCGTCGTAAGTCTTGACTTTCTGACAAAAATATGTTACAATTATCACATTAGATTCTTAAGGAATACTATAGATGACCTATCTACAATTAGTCAATAACATTTTACTTCGCCTTAGAGAGCGAGAAGTGGCTACGGTCAACGAAACAGCATACTCTAAGTTGATTGGTCAGTTAGTCAATGACGCCATGCAAGAAGTAGAGAGAGCTTGGGATTGGTCTGCACTTCGCACTACAGTTTCTGCTACAACTTCTACAGGTGTCTTCAGCTACGAGTTGAATGGCACTGGTAACGATTTTGAAATCTTGAACGTCATTAACGATACTGCTAATGACTTCATGGAATATAAAACTGCTCATCAATTCGATAATTGGTACTTAAACCAAACTCCTGCTTCAGGAGCACCTAAGTACTACTCATGGAACGGTGTGAGTAACGATGGAGACACTCAGGTTGATCTATACCCTAAGCCTGATGGTGCTTACAATATTCGTTTCAACATGATCAAACGTAGTCCTATAATGACTTCAGACAGTATTGATCTATTAGTTCCAACACAACCAGTACAAATGTTAGCCTATGCTAAGGCAGTCGAAGAACGTGGTGAAGATGGTGGTCAGTCTGCAGCTTCAGCCTACAATACTGCTGCTCGTGCTTTGTCAGATGCAATTGCTCTGGACTCAGCACGTCACCCAGAAGAACTTATCTTTGCTCCGGTATAATTAATGGTAGCTCCTTTACGTACAGCATCAATACAAGCTCCGGCATTCTACGGACTTAACACTATGGACTCAGAAGTAACTCTGGATCCTAAGTTTGCTAGATCTGCTGAGAACTGTATCATCGACGAAGGTGGTCGCATTGGTAGTCGCTTAGGGTGGGAGTATATTGCTCAGACAGCTACTCCGGCAACACTTGTGAACCTTAAGGGTATGCATCGTTTTGTAGACATTGATGGTCAAGAATACTTTGGTGCTTGGTCTGACGATGCTTTCTACCTAAAAGATGGTGGTGATCTTGACGCAGTAACTTACAGTGGTAGTCAAACGATTACTACTGGCAACTGGCAAGCAGCTACACTCAACGATGCTGCATATTTGTTTCAGCGTGGCTATGAGCCTATTTACTTTAACCCAACAACAGGTGTGTTGGACGATGTAACTTCGGCAACCAATAGTGCTACTGTAACTATCACTAATAGTGCTACAGTGACTATTGCTAATACCACTACAGTAACTATTACTCACTCAGGCACAGTAGCTACTGTAAGCCATACTGATCATAACTTAGCTACTGGCGACTCAGTCATTATTAGCGGTGCTGATCAGTCTGAATACAATGGTACATTTACAGTCACCGTTCTTGATGATAACTCATACGAGTACACAATGGCTAGTTCGCCATCTGTGGACGCTACTGGCACTATCTCTGCAAACACTAAGGTTGCAGTTGTAACACACTCAAGTCATGGTCTTGCTGATGGTGACGAGGTAAAGATTAGTGGTGCTAACGAAGCAGGTTACAACGGCACATTTACTGTAACTGTGTTAAATACTGGTTCGTATTTCTATAGCATGAGTACTGTACCTACTACAGATGCTACAGGAACTATTACTGAGAGTCTTGAGAAAGCTACTGTAACTCATACAAGTCATCCATTTATTACAGGTGACGAAGTTACAATCAGTGGCGCAACACCTTCGGACTTCAATGGAACTTTTGAGATTACCGTAGTTGATAGTAACACATATTATTATAATGTTATTAGCGTACCTGCATCTAACCCTTCAGGCACACTGACGTCTACTTGGGACAAAGGTACGCCTCCATCGGCAAATACAGTAATGTCAGCCTATGGACGCATTTGGGCTGCAGATACAGCGACTAACAAAACTACGGTTTATTGGTCAGACCTTCTTGATGGAACCGATTGGAACTCAGGTACTGCAGGATCATTAGACATTTCAGGCATACTTGTGTATGGCAATGATGAGATTGTAGGCTTAGGTGCTCACAATGGTCGCCTGATTATCTTCTGTAAGAATAACATCATTATCATGGATGACCAGACCGCAGGTAAACAATATCTTGATCCTGCAGATATGGCGTTAGTAGAAGTTATTAGCGGTGTTGGTTGTATTGCTCGTGACTCTATTGTCAATACTGGTACTGACATTATGTTCTTGTCAGAAGCAGGTGTACGTTCGTTAGGTCGTACTATTCAAGAGAAGTCTCAGCCAATGCGTGACATCTCGCGTAACGTTCGTGATACTTTGGTAGACCAAGTAGCTCGTGCTGATGAAACTCAAATTCGTGCAGTATACTCAGATCACTTTGCATTCTATTTACTTGCAATACCTGATGAAGAAACTGTATGGTGTTTTGACATGAGAGCGCCACTACAAAACGGTAGTGCTCGTGTAACTCGTTGGAATGGTCTAGATCATACCTCATGGCTTGCCTTTGATGGCTCAATGTACATGACTAACACTGCAGGTATTGCTGAGTACAAAGGTTATCAGGACAATGGTTCTAAGTACTCAATGCAGTACTTCACTAACTACTTTGACTTTGGAATGTCTAACATGGTTAAGGTGGTTAAAAACATTGCAGCGACAGTAATTGGCTCTACTGGTCAAAAGTTCGTAGCTAAGATTGGTACGGATTATGAAGATATTTATACG